ATCGCTACCACTATTCAAAGTCGTAGCGGTGAATTGGCAGACAACTTAACACAAAACAACGCTATTCTTCAGCGCTTGAGCCAGAAGGGCAATGTACGCCCATTCTCAGGCGGTAATGTGATTTTGGAAGAAATCATGTATGACGATAGCACCACAAATAACGCTAACTCATATAGCGGATATGAAGTATTGAACATTGCTCCAGATAGCCCTATTTCTGCTGCTCAGTACAAAATCGCTCAATACGCAGACGCAGTAACAATGTCTGGTCTTGAAATGTTGCAAAACAGCTCTAAAGAAGCAATCATCGACTTGTTAGATGGTCGTATGCAAGTTTCTGAAGCTCGTTTGTTAAACCGCATTTCTGGCGACTTGTACGGTGATGGTACTGGTAACGGTGGTAAGAACTTGGATGGTTTGGGAGCTGCTGTTGCTGTTTCCCCAACTTCAGGTACTTACGGTGGTATTAACCGTGCTAACTGGACTTTCTGGCAGAACCAAATCACTACTGGTGCTACTTCTTCAAACATTTTGGCTTCTATGACTACTGCTGCTATCAAGCAGATTCGTGGTACTGACAAAGCTGACTTGATTGTTGCTGGTAACACAATGTATCAATACTATGTAGGCGCATTGCAGTCTATTCAGCGTATTGCTGCTGAAGAATCTGGCGCTGCTGGTTTCGCTTCCCTCAAGTTCTACGGTGGCGGTACTTCTGCTGATGTAGTATTGGGTGGTGGTTATGGCTCACAAGAGACAGCTACTTATATGTATATGTTGAACACCAACTACATTTTCTTACGCCCACATAAAGAGCGTAACTTTGTACCTATTGGTGGTGAGCGTCAGTCAATTAACCAAGATGCAATCGTGAAGCTCTACGGTTGGGCTGGTAACTTGACAACCTCCAACAGCTTCCTACAAGGCTTGTTGACAACCTAATAGATAGGGGGAAACCCCTATTTAATTTTGTCTAATTAATTAAATAAAGGAAATAAATCATGGCATATAGTACTCTCCCTATCGCAGGTGTTGACCTGAACGATACACAAACCGTTGCAGAACAGGCATTGTTGTCTGGTTTGGTAACATTTGGCCCACTCGGTGCAGAAACTTTCGCATCTGATGGTAAGCGTTATGTTTGGGCAAAAGCTGGTGCAGCAATTACTGCTTCTACAGCTACTTGCTCTATCAACGCATCAACCTTTGTAGCTACTGGCTCTGCTGGTTCTTACACATCTCCAGCCGTAGCAATGGCTTCAGGTGATTATGGTTGGTTTGGTGCAGCTTCTGTTTAATAGGTTATCCCTACTAAATTGAAGAAATTGTAGTAAAACTGGGATTCCCTCAAAAGGGGAGTCCCTTTTATTTTTTTATAAACCCCTAACCACTTAGGAGCATTAAAAATGGCAATAGAATCAGATATTCAAAACGCAGATTCACGACTCGCAGTCCAATTCTATAAAAAAAGCGTCAAACAAGATGCAGCATCAGCCGAAGCTGGCAGACCAATTTTTAAAGAATTTGATTTTGTTAAGATTATGATTCCTGGCGATAATTTGACAGAAATCGACACTTATGCACAAGATTCACACAGGCAGCGTTTTCCTCGTCAATGGGCGCATTACCAAAATCAAGTAGCTGGACATCAAGATATTGTCGGCACGCCCTTAGACCAATGGCCTCAAATTACTCGTAGCCAGGCTGAAGAACTGCGTGGGCTTAAATTTCACACAGTTGAATCTATTGCCGACTGTTCTGACCAACAATTACAGCGTATTGGCATGGTTGCAGGTATGTCTCCGCATAATTTCCGTCAAAAAGCCAAGGCTTTCTTGAATTTAGCTACTGATTCAGCAGAAGTTGCCCAAAGAGAAGCAGAATTGCAAGCACTTCGTGAAGAAAATGATAAAATTAAGGCTGAAACAGATGCGAAGCTGGCTGCTATGCAAGAGCAGATGTCAGCGCTACTTGCGGCTGTTGCGGAAAATACTCCCAAAAAACGCAAACCGAAAGTAGTAGAGGCTTAATATGTCCCAAACAATGCTGACAATGGTACAACAGGTCGCAGCCGAGCTTAACTTGGCTGTTCCTTCCTATGTTGTAGGTAATACTTCTCAAGATGTCCAACAAATTCTGGCGCTAATGAATGGCTCAGGATATGACCTTTTGAAAGAGTACGATTGGCAAGCATTGCAGGTTCAATATCGTTTTTACACTCAAGCATTAACCGCCAACGCCACAACTGTTAATGGTTCTACCACATTAACTTTTGCGGCTGGCACAGATTTAAGCAATGTTACAACCCAATGGCAATTATCTGGGTATAACATTCCTCAAGACACCTATGTTGTCAGCGCCAATAACACTACAAAAGTAGTTATTATGAGCCAGATGGCAACTGGTACAGGAACACAGTCCGTAGTTTGCGCACAAACCGCCTATGACCTTCCTGATGATTTTGAAACCATTACAGACCGTACCCATTGGGATAAATCTAAGCATTGGGAAATGTTAGGCCCTGAAGATGCGCAACAATGGCAATGGTTAAAGTCTGGATATATCTCAACTGGCCCACGAGTTCGCTGGCGTATTCTGGATAACCAATTCTGTATCTGGCCTATTATGAATACCCAAGAATATCTGGGTTGGGAATATCGTTCAAAAGGTTGGGCAAGAGGCGCTGACGGTTCTGTCAAAAATAGCTTTACTGCTGACTCTGATACTACTGTTTTAGATAGCCGTCTAATGGTTTTGTTTACCAAAATGAAATATTGGGGCATTAAAGGCTTTGATACAACCGTTGTTTCTCAAGATTATCAGCGTGTATTGAGCATTGCCAAAGCAAATGATAAAGGCGCTCCAAACCTTAGCTTTGCCCCTTACCCAAGCAAAGTTCTTATTGGTTACGCAAATATTCCTGATACTGGTTACGGTTCATAATGCTTTTACAGCGCTCAAAACAAAATACGGCTAAAACAGCTTCCGTGCCTGCCCCTATTGGCGGTTGGAACGCAAGGGATTCTCTTGCAAATATGGCCCCAACAGATGCGGTACAGCTTATTAACTGGTTTCCTACCCCTACCGATGTCACCATGCGTAAGGGATATACAGTTGTATCTATTTTGACAACTTCTACTGGCGTAAAAAGCATTTCTAGCATTACCCATGTAAATTCAACAGCCACTTTAACTACTGCTACTGCACATGGTTTAACTACAGGTGCTTATGTATCAATTAGTGGCACAACTCCTGCTGCGTATAGTGGTGTATTTAAAATTACCGTTACTGGCGCAACAACCTTTACATATACAACCGTTACCGTACCATCAGGTAATGCGACTGTGGTGGGAACTTATCTAAATCAAGCCACAACCCCTATTAATACGTTAATGAATTACACAAAAACTAGCGGATATAATCTTTTCGGGGCTGCTGGTAGCGATATTTGGGACACTAAGCCTAGTCCAGCAGTAAAAGTATTTAGCGGTATTTCTAGCGATAAATTGCAAGCTGTAAATCTTACCAATACCGCAGGACACTTTTTAGTAGCTTGTAATGGTGTAGACCCTGTAATGATTTATGACGGTTCTGCTTGGTTTTATGTTGCTACTACCACAACCGCACAAACTATTAGCTCAATTACCTATGTAGGTAATGTTGCTACATTGACTACTGCTGCGCCACATGGTCTTATAACTGGTAACCGAGTTACTATTTCTGGCGCTACTGCCAATGACTATAACGGCACTTATGTCATTACTAAAACAGGTGCAAGTACCTTTACTTATACAATGTCTACGACTCCAGCAGCCAATGCTACTGTTGTAGGCACATACACTACTATTGGCATAACTGGCGTAGATTCCAGTACTTTTATTGGTGTAAATTTATTTAAAAATCGTCTTTTCTTTACCCAAAAAGACACATTAAATTGCTGGTATTTAGATGTTAATTCTATAGGTGGTGTTGCAAATCCTCTTTATTTTGGTGGAATAGCTCGTAATGGTGGTTATTTACAAGCAATGGGAACTTGGACACTTGATGCTGGTCAAGGCGCTGATGATTATGCTGTTTTTGTTACATCAATGGGCGAAGTTATTGTTTATAACGGCACAGACCCTACAACCGCAGCCACTTGGGCATTAAAAGGTGTATGGCAATTAGGTCAAACTTTTGCAAGACGCTGTTTCTTTAAATGGGCTGGCGATTTATTGCTTTTAACTCAAGATGGTCTAGTCCCCTTGGCTTCTGCTTTGCAATCTAGCCGTTTAGACCCTCGTGTAAACCTTACAGACAAGATTTATTACCCAATTAGCGTTGCTGCAACCAATTATTATGCACAATTTGGATGGCAAATTAACTATTTTGCTTCCGAAAATATGCTTATTTTAAATATTCCAATTCCTAATGGGATTGAACAATATGTAATGCACACTATTACAAAATCATGGGCTAGATTTACAGGTATTCAGTCTTATTGTTGGGAAGTATCTGGCGATAATGATATTCACTTTGGTGGAAATGGCATTGTTGCCACTTTATATTCATCTCTTTCTGATGATGGCGCAAACATTACCGCAACTGCACAACAAGCCTATAGTTATTTTGATAGTCCAGGGCAATTAAAGCGTTTTACTATGGTTAGACCTATTCTTCAATCTACTGGTGGTACTCCAAGCGTTTTATGCGGTATTAGCGTGGATTTTGATACTCAATCTCAATTAGGCGCTGTGTCATTTAACCCCAATACTCAAAATGAAGGTATTTGGGACACCGCTAACTGGGATAATAATGTATGGGCTGGCGGTCTTATTACCACTAAAATTTGGCAAGGTGTTACTGGAATTGGCTATACAGGTTCAGTAAACCTTAATGCTGCAAGCCGAGGAATTGAATTGCATTGGGCATCAACTGATTATGTAATGGAAGCAGGTGGTGTAGTTTGATTCTGCTTAATGAACAGATTCTTAAAATTTGGGCAATTAAACATAAAATGCCCACACCGCCAGATGCGCATTATTTAGGTCAAGTTATAAATGGTGAAATTCGAGCAGTTGTAGTTTATTGTGGTTTTTTTGGTAAATCCTGTTGTATTCATGTAGGCTCAGAAGGACAACATTGGGCGACCAAAGACTTTCTTAAAAAGGTCTTTGATTACCCATTTAACACCTTGAAATTAAAGGTTATAATTGGCACAGTTGCGGGCA